AAATAAATCAATCTCCCAAAACATACTACGGCATTGCCCATCTCAGCATCTACAAAATCGAACCTGTCCTTGGCAAATAAATCATCATCAGCTAAGTAGTGTATTATGTTACCCTTCGCTATATCAAGGGCTCTATTTATGCCAATGGAATACCTAAATACCCTATCTCTCTTATCATCAGAGAAGTCTATCCACTTGACATCAAAGTGGTTCTTTACCTCTTTGACTTCATCGACAGAACCATCATCAGCGACTATAACCTCAAGCCCATCGTAATCAGAGGCGAACACCGAAGCTAAAGCCTGCCTTAGCATGGTAGGTCTATTGTATGAACTTACTATTACCGTGTGTTTCATGTGTTTTCTTTAAATTCATCCCAGAAGTTATCTATCCTTGGGGACTTCTCCCTATATACCTTCCTGACCCAGCTTTGGAAGTATGAGTTCCTTGAAAGGTAGTAGTCTGTCTTTCTAAAGTCCCGCATCTCACTCCATGTCATCTCACTGACACGCCTTCCTTTGAACATACCCCACGGCACTACTATGTCTTCGTCGAGGTATTTACGATTTTCCATAAACTCTTTAAATGTCATATTTTTTAGGAATGTGCATTACTTTATATCCAGCTACGTTTAATATCTTATGGTTTTTGAAAGCCCTGAGCCTTTGAATAAAATCCCAGTCGTGCAGGTACGTGTCACCCCACTTAATACCTAAATCCTTGTGGATGATGTTACTTGTGCCACATTGGAACTTCTGATCCATGTAACACTTCCTCTTAACGAAGCCATCCTCCCATACTATGTCATCTACGAAATACCAATCCCTGTTCTTTAGATTCAGGTCTTTTAGGTATGTAGGTGTATACATATCGTCGCTATCTAAATACATGATGTATTTTTTGGTAGCCTTAGATATGCCTACGTTCCTTAATACGCCAGTCCATAGCTTCTGCTTTGGGAGGACAAAGATTCTAACACCCCTGAACTCGCTGGCTATCTGTATTGTCTTGGGACACCCATCAGAGATTACCAACAACTCCCAGTCTTTATAGGTCTGGTTTATAACGCTATTGATAGCCCGCCTCAGCTTATTCTCCCTGTCGGAAGCACAGCCTTGATACTCACCAAGATACGACTGTAGTATTATTGAATATCCCATCCAAATAAAAGTAAGATTCCCCAATATCCCCATCCTATCCCAATTCCGAAACCTTCTATCGACTCCTCATCAGATGGAGTTGAGATACATACGTAAGGAGTAACATGGAAGACACGCTCCTCCCTCGTGCCAAAGTCAGCTAACATCATAAGAATGTTCCTAAAATGAAATTCTAAGGTCATGTTGTATATCTTTTATAGTGTCTGCAATTATATCCACCCAACTGTATCAAAACATCTACTCCTTCTATCTTACCCCTCCATTCGAGGTCGTTCCACTCCTGTGCCTCTTCTATTGTGTATAAATTACCAACCCTGTCAGCACAGAAGTCCCTCGTTGTCTCTATGATAGTGCCTGCATAGATGAACTTATCCAACCCCAACTCCTTGGCTTTTATGTCAGATATCATACGCTGTGTCTGAGAAAATAGGTCATAGGCATACGTGTTGAAGTATTTATCTACCATCCCATTGTTGTCAAACAACTGCTTGAGACCTTTGGTAAAATCCTCCCGTGACTTCCCCGCAGAGAAAGAGGTCAGTACGTATCCCTTTATCTTGCTTTTTACGGGGGACAACTTAGCTACCGACTCAAGGTAAGTGCCCTCTGTGACACCCTTTAACCCCAAGCGTTTTAGCACCATATTTGTCTTCCTGTCTAACGGGTTAAGACCCAATGACTTGAAATAGTCGTTTACATCCTTCACAATGCCTGACGTCACAACGCCCATCTCCTCAAAGATAGGGATTATATATTTACTACTCCACCTGTCTACCGTTGAGTTAATCTTGTTGAATACAGAAAGGTCGCCAAAGTCAAGCATCAGCAATGCGAGCAGCAGTGCCTCGAATGTATCCCTTAGGTCATCCCTTAGCTTATCGCTTTCCTTTTCCAGCATTTTTAAGGTGTTTTTTCATCATCTTGCTCAGTTCCCCCCTGTCCTTCCAAGGCTTCCTCTTCACCCACTGCCTCTTGCGGGAAAGCCTCTTGCGTTCCCGTCGTGACGACTTCGTGGAAATATCCTCTTGCTTTAATTCCGTTGCCATATATACTCCAATCTAAATCATCCATGAAGTACACGCTGCCATCAGGATAATGTATTTTTACCACTTTCCCCATAAACTCACCCTCCCATATTTATCATCATGTGTAAAAAATGGATAGTTGTCGCCCCGTGTATCTATGTGAACGAAGCTGTTATAAAGACCTATCCCTGCTACTCCTTCCTCCCTTAATATTTCATACCATAAGCCCCTACTACGCACCGAGTCTATAAAGTCAGAGAACGATTCGTCATCCCTTATAGAGAAGTCAACAGCTATACCGAGGCAGTGTGCAGACCTGTCGCTCTTGCCTTCGGTGATTTTAAGCTGATGAGCCTTAGTCCTAAATGTAGAGTTGATATCTACCCTTACATCGTAGTAGTTCCTTATCTTGTCAAGGATAGACACAAGCCTCTCATCGAAATAGTGCTCCTCAGGTGCATCCTCACTCTTACAATAGAACTCGCTTTCAAAAAAGTTTGTCGCTATCCTGTTCCTCTGGTTCTTGATAATCATTGATAGTAAGTGTTTTAAGCATTCCATTAACCTTATCGGAAATATATCCCCATTGTTTTTTGGGATTCAGCTTATAGAAACCATCTACCTCCATAGCCAACTCGTCAAGGATAGTACCGTAATTAGCGTATAAGACCTTGTTGAAGTCTGTAACGAGGTCTGTAGACACCAAAATAACTATCTCGCTCTCTGATTTACCACTGAAAGGGAAAAACCGTTGTCTTGTTTTGTACTTAGATAGCTCGTAGGAGTCATCCTGATACATGTAAGAGGCGATATCATCGTTGATGCCCTGTTTTATGAATGGGTCTGCTTTCGCATCGCTAACGGTCTTTAAATCGTTATAGAGTTCAGAGGTTGGCTTCATCTGCATATCCTTGGGGATGAAATAACCCCAAATGAGACCTTCTTCCATGTCCGTGATCTTGGCTATTATGCCAACCAGCCATTCCCACTTCATAACGAAGTCCTTGGAAAGAGGGTATAGGGCGTCGTAAATATTCTGATAGTCTAAGTTCTTAGCAGTGGCGGTCTCGGTGAACTCACCCCTCGTGAAGACCTCTGAGTTATATACCGCCTGCTTACACCGTGCCGACAGGCTGTCGACATACTTGTCTTGGAACTGTATCAACTCAACGGATGGGGAGACATAATGGATGATGCCACTGAGGTCTAACATATCCTCCTTCTGCCTTGGAAGTTCAAGCATAATGACTTCCTGTGCCGACTTATGAGGCGACAGACCAGTCCCATTACAAGTGCCACACAACCCACCATCGGGGAGAGAGCCCTGCCTGCATTCGCTATTATTACACCTCTTGACGTACTGGAGCTTCTGAGGGAAGGCGTGTAGTGCCATCGTGAGGTCTAACTCCGAGGTAGCCTTTACCAACTTCATCAGGATGGGCTCTGCATCATCTATCCCGCTAACATATGTGTTTGGCTTAGATAAGTGCCTCTCATACCCTGCTGGGAAGGCTGGCACATCTTTGAGATTATAAGGCGTTGGCGTTATCAGCTTGAAATACTTGTTGTGGAGGAAGATATGCTGCTCCCCTTTATAGGTGAAGAACTTGCCGTCAAGACCCGAATTGAAGGTAGGGTTTATTACCTCGTCAAGGATGATAGCCTCATTGGGTGTGTACATCGTATATTTCACCTTCTTGTGGTTAACATCGTCAACTGTCACGGTCTCATCGAGCTTAACGACAAGGTATTTAAGGATGTTCATGTCGTACTCAAACATAATCACATCTGCCGAGCTCACCTCAAAGGGATATGGGGAGGCATGTTCAGAAGTGGTGAAAGGCTTCCACTCCACCACCACGTAGGCGTTGGGGTCTATGTTAGCGAGCTCTATGTAGCGGGATATCATCCAGTCATCCATAGTGCGCCTGCCCCAGAACTTCAAGAGGATTTTCTCAAACTCATCCTTCCTCGTCTGGTCTTCATAGACGATGATACGCTCAGATCGGTTGCAGCGTGGCACTTTCTTCATTGGCTTCATAAGGTTCTTAGCCACAGACTTCGTGATATGCTGCGTGATACGAACCCTTTGTTTAAAGAGGTCTTTGTCTTCACGCATATCGAACTGTCGCATAAGGGATTCCATATCCTCTCCCGTGATGAGCTTTCGCATCTTCTCGGCATAGTCTACAGTCCATTGGTAGTAAGGATGCCTCTCATCCTTGTTGATTATCTCAGTAAATCGTTTTAAATAGTCCATATCGTAATTTATAAATCCATATCCAAAAACAAACGCTCAAAACATCCTACCATGAAATAGTCATAAAGGTCTGAGAAGTGCCCGTGTGTCTCGTAAGCTACACCAGTGATAGGGTCTTTCTTCTTTTGCTTATACTTCCCTCCGTCGATAGAAATCTTAATAACTTCAAGGTCGTCTATCATCAACTTGTTCCTCCTGTCGATAACTATGTCGATGTTATACTCCCCATTGAAAATCTTATTCTGAAAAACCCTCCTGCGGGCAACCAATGGGTTCTTGGGCAAAACCCTCAGGCTTTGGTTGGTGAACCACTTCCCAATAACCCTGCCAATGATATCAAAATTATTAATGCTACCACCGAGGGAGCTCTTGTTCTTCCCAGAGCTGTCACCATACACGAAGACGGGCTGAGTGATATGCTCACCCCACTTCTTCATAAAAAGGTCACAGACACGCTCTGTGCTATTGTCAGGGTTTCTCCCTACTATCTCGTCTATCATCGACACCTTCCACCTGACACCATCCCTCTTAACTTGAAAAATACCCACGGGCATATAAGGATGCACGTTGAAATCAAAGCTAATATGCAGAGGCAGAGTAGGATCAAATACTGTTTCAGCAGTGTGCTTATCATATTTGAAGTTATAAAATTCAGTACCCGACATCACCCTGCCCCACTCGCCATCGACGTAAATCCTGTACATGTTGACATCAGCCTTATACTGATTCTCAAGGATTTCCTTATACTGGTCATCCAAGAAAAGGTTGTCTTTGTAGTTGGTACGCAGGATGAAGGTGTTGGGTTGCTCTCCATCAAAGAACTTTGACTTAAGCCATAGCGTCTCAGAGATAGGGTTGAAGGTCATAGAAATCTGATAGTAGGTATCTATCTCCCCACGAAAACGTAGGTTTATCTGATCGAAGTCACTCTCTTCTATCTCCGAGGTCTCCTCAAGCCATCCCATAGTAGGCATCACCACAGACTTCAACTTCTCAGGGTCATCGAGTCCCTTGCATAGTATCAGGTCGCCATTGGTGAACTCTATGGTCATATTCGTCTCCCTAAAAGAGCATAAGTGCGCCACACCGAAGTCTTTAATGGTCTGGCAGCACTGTGCGTAGACGGAATCCCTGAGGGAAGTGCCATACTTACGAATACAGAGGAACTTATGCCTTACATCGCTGTTGTAGTCATCCATGATGCGCTTGATGTTCTTCTGTGGGACAGCGACACTCTTCCCCGAACCAGCACCACCGTAAAGGATAGCATAACGTGCCCTGCTGTTAAAGTAAGGCACATAGGCTGGATTATATTCAACCTTAACCTCGTTTATGCTTACTCTCCTCAAGCTGTAGTGGTTCTATTTCTTGAAATGTCTTCTCCAACTGCTTCTGTATGAATGCGATGTTAACAACAGGCGTAGTGTCTGATGTTATCTCCTGACGGCTTAGCTTAGGCGTGACATACTCCATTAGCTGCATATACAGCTTCACGAAGCTCTCAGGCTTAGTCTCAGCTAAGGCTTTGAACTTCTCGTAGAAGATGTCAGAGCTGTTCTTAAGCAGCCTGATGATTAACTCCTTAGTGTCTTCGGTATTTAGTACCTTTGTTCTTCCCTTTGGCATTATTCCTCCGAATAGTACTTGCAGGTAGCGTAAACACTGACGATGAAATCACCGGTGTCACACCTGCGCTCCCTTAGGTTGGCATAATTTACGCACTTCTTACAGTAAGGCTTTGGGATAGGCGACTGATACTCCTGTAATGCCTTCCTCTCCCTTACAAGCAGCTTAGGAGCTTCCTTAGCCAACTGAACCAAGGTGTCTATCTCAACAACCACATTGGGGATTACACCAGCGTTAGGGTCACCGAAATTAACCTCAGGGTCATCTGTGGTTTGGAAGTCCAAGCTATATCCACTTGGGACATCGTTGATTATCTTGACGGTAATCTCACCGAATGGCTCTCCTGTCTT